CCTGAATGGCTTCCCATTCTTTGTCTGTAATGTCGAAGTCACTCTTTTTAGCACCGGTACGCTCACGAGCCTCTTTAAGAGCCTGATTTCGAACTTTCTTCAACCTATCAGGGTCGTCAGCAAGATCCGGATTAGCTCTCTTTTTGGCCTTAACAACGGTATCAGTAATGAGCTGAGCTTGACGCTCCAGAGGCTTGTTCTTTTGAGCATTCTTATACTTAGCATCAAGAGAAGCAACCTCTTTAGCATAGGCTACACGAGCTGAAGCAGAATATGGCACTGATTCAGTAGCAAGAGCCTCTTTACGAGCACTATTAGCTAGACTCTTGAGCTTATTAGCATGGTCAGCATAGATTCCTTCCATGATAGTGCCAGAAGATAGGCTATGAGCGTCTTTAGCATCAGCCATGTTAGTGGTTTTGCTTTGGGCCTTCTTAATATGACCCGTGTTCTCCCATAAGCCAGTCTCAGGGTTCTTCTTACGCTCTTCATACTCACGCTCGGTGTAAATATAGCGCCGTTCTCCAGTACGCTTATCAGGGGCGATCTCTTTACGCTCACCAACACGCTTCTCACCCTTTGCTCGTGAGATTAGAGTTGATGCTCCAGCATTAGGACCACCTTGATACTTGCGCTTGAGTTCAGATATACCATTCTCTCTTGCAGACCGCTTCCAGTCCAAGTTGTGCTTCTCAGCATCGATGACGACCATTGAGTGCTTAACCGCTCGTGTGAGTTCGCTATCGCTAGCACCCTTAAGTGTCATGTCAGTAATCAGATTCGAGACTTTACCCATCTCCATCTGTTTGTTGAAGCCATTCTTCTTAGAAGTTTCTGGCATTCCAGGATATGCACGGTATTGGTCTTTAGGTTCAAAGTCCTTAAGTCCAGCCAATGGCTTTTGTGCCTTCAGATTAGTACCACGAGTTGGTATTACAAGAACTGTATCACCATCGAAGTCTGCTCCTGACAATATAGCAGCCGTCTTAGCATTGATACCAACTGCATCTGGTGAGTTCTTACCAACAACCTTCTCAGCAGCCTTGGAATGATTGTTAACAGTAAGAAGAGGAATCTCAAACCTACCAGCATGAGGATGACGAACAAGAGCAACCTGCTCACCATTACGGTAATTGGGTGCAAATATCTCATTCTCTTTCAAACCAGGTACTGGTAATATAACATGACTGGATTGGCGTGGCAATGCGGCTGCCTTTAGATGAACAGCAGCAGAATCGCATTCGTCAGCAAACTCATTTAGAAGCTTCTTCTTAACTGTAGGATTAGTAAGAGACATGATGTCGTCATATTCTGCTTGCCTAGCATCAGAAGCAATCTTAAGCTGCTGTTTGGCCATAGCAGGTGTCTGCTTAGACAAGAACTGACTAGAAAGAGTAGGAGCCCAAGTCTCCCAATCACCCTCTTCGTTTACAATATTTATAGCAGACAGTTTCTTCTTGCCATTCTTGTCTGTATAATATCTTTGTGCCATGTTAAGGTCTTTCTCGCCCTTAATAGTAGCACCGAATGGGTTGTCCCAGTCAATCTCACCTGTTTCTTTGTTCTTCTTAAGCTCTTTCAGAACACTATTGTCCTTAGAACCAAAGACAGGAACTTCGCGTCCTTTGTTCGTATTAAATATAACATCCACTCCCTTAGGCATGTCATCTGAATAGACAGCCATGCCCTTAAGGTAATGCGAGTCACCAACATTTATACGAACCTGAGCATAGTTAGCACTGCCCAAGGATATGTCCTCAACACCTCGCCTAAGCTCGATAACACCATCCTTGTCAATACCTCTACCACCATCAGGACCAACGTCATCCTTGTAACGTATCATCATGCGCTGAGGATCGATGGCAACGGGCCTTTCAAGACCAAGATTGGACCTACCAGTAGGACTATCGTCATCATATGGAGGATTGACTATACGAATATCGCCCTTATTGTTAGTAACCTCAGCCCAAGTCGTTCCAGGAGGTGCTAACACACGAACAGTAGTGTCCTTACCAGTACCAGCCTGAGTAACTTTGATGTTGTGAACTTCGTATCCTTCGGTTTGCAACTGAGATACGGCATTGTTTAGAACGTATTGAGTGGTGCCAAGGTATTGCTCAGTACCAGTGCCGACATCAATATAACCCCCTTTATCGGCCAACTCATTCTTAAGCAATTCTGCTAAGTCTCCAGTTCTATTAGCTCGCTCCTGAATATCTTCCTTAAGCAAGTTACGAACCTGAGACTCGTTGATGCCCATACGACGAGCTGCCGCAGACTGAGAATATCCTTTTGCAATCAAGCGTTTAGCTTCTGCAACATCTTCAGCACGATTCTCAGCACGAGCACGAGACAATGCAGCTAGCATTTCATTCTTACTCATGCCCATACCACGAGCAATCTCAGTATCCGTCATGCCCTGATGTCGCAAGTCAAGAATATGCGCCCTGAAGTTAGCATTACGTTGATAGGGATTGTCTCCAGAACCCCATGGGTATCGACCAGAATGCCTAGGCGTTCCGTAATGCATCAAATATGACGTATACTCTTCGTCAGTTACATCCACGATTTCTCCTCCTCTGCTTTAAGCTCATTCAGTATGAGATCGAAGTCTCTAATACGCTGCATTATCTTAAGAATGTCAGTAGTTTCCGGTACATCTATCTCAACGTCATCCATCTGATAGATTCTCAACTCCATCTCTACCTGATGAGGATCCACAACATACTCAAGACAAAACAGTGCAGCATAAATATACAACTGTTTCATACTAGCAGGAGTAGTACCTGTTTTAAGATCATGGATTCTTAACTTTTTAGTTCGCTCTTGATAGCCAATAGCATCAGCAGTTCCAAAACAGTTGTCAGAATAATATAGCAGCTGTTCCGAATGCATTCGATACCCAATCGCATCATTAACGAACATGTTGAGCGTTTTCTTGTTTTTGGGCATAGCTTGACCTAGCCTGATAGCCATGCTTGCAAACTCATGGAGCTGCGTTCCTCGTTGACGAGCTTGTGCGCTGAAATATGACTCTTTTAACTTATCGACATCATAGTTAAGCCACGAATACTTACTTGCTCCAAGGAATGCGTGCTTACCTTCTAGATTGTAATGCTTGTTGAAGTTCATCTAAAACCTCTTCTTTGTTCTCAGGAGATATGAAACTTGCGTACGACATTTCACTAAATTTATTAATGTAATAGTCCTGATTAGGTCGATGACTGGCATTAGAATATCTTTTGCACTCCAACATTGCCCATCGGTCGTTATAGAGTATTAACAAGTCTGGGATACCTTGATAGTAAGAGGAATCGTTCTTCAAAACCATACAACCTGGAAATATCTTTTTCAACTCTTTAATGAGAGCAGACTGAAACTGGCTTTCTCTCTTCATTACCGCCCTCTCAAATGCGAAAAAATTAATAGGCGTTTTTTTCTAAAACGCACAAATATAGAAGGAGCAGATCTTATTCTCTGTCTCCTCCTATATAAGTGCGGGTTTTTTCTGCGCGGACATTATGTCCGCACGAAGGCTAACTCATTAAAACTCTTTTTGTTTTTAAGAGCAGACAATATAGCATTGTCAATAGAAGAGCCAGATACAAACCTGTAATAGTACAAGTCAGTATACGGAGTATTGATACGGTCGATACGTCCGCTTGCCTGTTCCATAATCTTATACGAATAGTTTAACGAATAGAATATAACAGTGTCTGTCTCTATGCAATTCCATCCTTCTGCTCCAGCAGTATACTGAACAAGATAGATCCATTTGTCGGTTTTAGGAATCAGTTCATGCTTGTGTCCGTTCCATTCAGCAAGCGTAAAGTCTTTTGCTGACAAATATCTTTTTGTTATAGTCCGAAGCTGTTCCAGTTCCAAGTCAAGGTTGTAAAACACTATTGCTTTACTATGAAACTCTAGTAGGTTGGCAAGTGCTTGCAAACGACTTGTATCACTGTTTACTATTCTTCGTAAAATATAGCAGAGTTGACCAGCATCCTGAATTGGTTCTTCATCATACGGATTCCAACGATCTTTAAACGCAGTATCATAAATATCTTTTTGATACCCAACAGGGACATTAGTAAAGTGTCGAATGGTATGGCGTTTATCGGACATCTGTACTAGTATCTGTTTTCTAAACTTTTCCAACTTTGGAGTGTTCATGTATTTGATGATTTTCGGGTATTTAGCAAACCTATCAAATATAGCATGCTCACGAATGAATGCTGTACGATTTCGATAGAATCCATTTGCAACGAACACTGGAATATAGTCAGACCATGTATCGCCAGGTGTAGCACTAAGAAGAATCCAATCATTGGCTTTAGCAATCTTAAGAAACGCCTGTACCCATGCTCCACTTCCAACAACACGTTGCTCATCAAATATGAAGAACGCTCCTTTTACATCTGAATACTTTGCAATGTTGTTCCATGAATCTACTTTTACAAATATCTTTCCAACACTACAATTGGCATCGGTAGACAATCCAAACTTTCTAAACTCGTCATCCCATTCTAATGTATCTCTTTTTCGAGCAGTTGTAATGATGTACAGATCTTTAGGATGCCTTGGAGTTACCAATACAGTATGGTCACCACCGCATACTTTATCGAAAAAATATGCCAGCGCAGTAATAGACTTCCCAGAACCGACCCCACCAACTAAGATGGAGCCGGTCCTAAGTTTGTCTAAAGCTGCTTCTTGTTCAGAATATAGCTCTATCATTACTCAGCAATAGAGCCATCAGACTCTGCATCAGGAATACTGTAGTACTTGCTAACGAACGGGTCCTCTACAACAGTAGCGTAGATTGCTTGCAAATATGCATTTACACCAGTAGCGCCACCAGGATGACGCCAGCGGTTAGGACGTATAACAAGGTCGACATTCTCGAACTCATAGTCGTCCAAGATTCCAATAGTCTGCTCAGTAAGATTACGCTTGACATGAGAATTGATTAGCATAGCGATTGGAGCACGATACTTGTATCCGATGTTAACCTTAATATAATTGACCGAATCATACCCCTCACGAGGCTTAGTAGTCTTAACATTCATACCGTAAGCAAGAGCCTGCTCAAGGGCATCGCCCTCTAATATAACATTGAAGTTTCTCTCACCCTCATTGTTGTACGGGCCAGCAGCACCCTTAAAATTGGTATAGAAGATGAAATGAGCATTGGAGATGTTGATGGTGGGGAAATTGTCGCGAGGCATAATATACTCCTTACTAAACTAAATCTTCAACAAAACGTCGGAAATATCCATTCCAAGTTGACACAATTTGTACTCTTGCTGAAAATGTGGACACTTGCCACAATGCTCGACTATTGTATCGCCACATGGCATTACAAACGGGACGTCCAAGCTATCAGCTACGAACCAATGATAATCGCCGAATTTAGAAATAGCATCGATAGCGTCGTTAACTAAAGTATCGAAATATGACCTATCCACAAACTCTTCTAATTCAGTGTCTCTAACTTCTTCTGCTTCAAGGAAACGGTATCCCTTACAACCAGAAGCATAAGAATATCTTCCGTCAGACTCGATGCGCATCAACAATCCACCACCATGTCCTTGCTGAATTGGGGTGAATGCTCCTGCACGACCAACAAATATCATGTTGTGCTGGCCATCACCGAGTCCTTCATTCTTGTCCAAGTAGAATGCCGATTGTGTTGTCATAGTAACGCACAAATCTTCAAACAGAATGTCTTCATGCGAAAATATCTTTTTGAATACATACGGCTCTTGGAACTGTTTACCAGTAGCTGTCCATTTACCAGGTGCTTGAGGACTCAAAACAGATTGCTTGCCTACAAACACTGCATTGTTGACCAAACAAAGTTTCTCCCATTCTGCCTCAACTTCGAAAATATACCCATACTTCTTTCCAAAGTCATAGACAAACTCTTCAATTTCAGGAGTAGGATTAGCAATCTTTATCGAGTCAGTCTTAATATGCACCACAGTAAACCCACGGCTCTCAACCTCATCCTGAAGAGTACGCATAAACAACGCGCCACGAAGCGCTACTATGTTGTTCTTATTACGCCTATCTCGGAATGGGTTGTCAAAAGTGGCCGATGTCAAACCATACACTGAATTTATAGCAGTCTTCAAAGCGTTCGACAAGTCCTTAGCTTCATTCTTGTCTTTCAAATATGGCTTTAGTTTACCGTCGAACAACTTATTAACGGACTCATAATCACCATGCTTGATGTAAAGACGAATGTTAACAAGGTCTGCAAACCTGTCAGTGTAGTCACCCAAATATCTTTCTTGAATGATTGACGTCGGATGCATTGATGCGACATCGTATGTTATACAAT